AATAGATTTAGTCAGACCGTTTTACCGTCAAGGTTACTTCTTGGTGTTTATGTTTCTCATGTCGTTATTTTTCGAGATGGCAGGCTTTCGCACTATGATATTTTTCCTTATGGTCTTCTTATGGACAGCACTCTATGTGTTAATCCACTATAATAGGAAACGAGAACAACTTCTCAGAACTGTCACTAATCTACCTAGACTATCACGTTATATTGCTGAAGTGCCTTGGACCACGAAACTGAAAATTATTTCTGCTTTTGGTGGTATGGCTACTATTGGCATTCTAACTAGAATGGTCCGAAAAGCCCAAAAGTTACCTACCAGTCAAGGCTATGCTCCTATTTTCCGTAAAAAAGATAAAGAGGATGTTAAGCCCTGGTGGGGATCTGAAAATAAATCAGAACGTGAACTTGCTTATAAACTTAAAGTAAACACTCCTCAAGAGACTAAAACGATGACAACTGATCAGCTTATTGCAAGCATGAAGAAGCGTCAATATTTGTTGAAAGTCGGACCCGAGGATAATGCTAAATTTTGTAACGCAGTGCCACTCAGGAGTTCTATTTTGCTAATTCCAAATCATATGGTCCCTAAAAAGACTATGGAAGCACGCATTATTAAGGACGGAGCGCATCCAAAAAATGTGTTTCTACATCCTGAAAGTACGTTACGAATTCCAAAAACTGACTACGCTCTTTGGTATCTTCCTGAAATGGGAGACCATAAAGACATTGTCGGATATTTTGCGGATCCAATAGCGCGTGGTAAGAAGGTTACTTCTATCATGTTATTTAATGATTGCGGCAAGGTGAAAAGATTTCCCCCTATGCTCTTAACGCGTGGACATAATTCCACAACTGAGGGTGGGGAGTTTGAATCCTTGACTTATTCTTTTCCTGGAGAAACTTTTAATGGGTTGTGTATGGCAACTCTTATCGCTGAAAATAACAAAGGCGAGAAGTTTATCCCCGGCTTTCACTTAGCCGGCAAAGGATCATTTGGTTGCGCTGGTGCTTTAACCAGGCAGCAATTACTTGATGGGATAGCAAACCTGAATACGAAGCCTACTATATTAGCTTCTCATTCGGCGATGCCTTTTCCCGATAAAATCGCAGGTATTGATGTTAAACTATCTACTCCACATGAGAAGAGTGTTGTAACTTATTTGCCTCCGGCCGCCAAGTGTAAAATTTATGGTGGGC